CGCGTGTGGGTTTGTCTACAACCAACGCAGCATTTCAGACTCAGGCACGCACCTACTTAAACGCTACGATACAGCAACTCGTTGGTGAAGCTACCTGGTGGTTTTTACATAAGACCGCAACCATACAATGCACTCGTGAGTTTACGCTTACCACTGTCACGGGAACCTTTTCGAACACCAATACTATTACGGGTCAGACGAGTGCTGCTACGGCAACGGTAACAAATTGGGATTCAGCGACAAATGTGCTCACCGTTAAAAATGAATCTGGCACGTTTGCAACCAGTGAAGTAGTGCAGGTGGATGGTGCAAACTTTGGCACGATCAGTAGTATGGCATCGACCAAAATATATTCTCTTGAATCGGACTTAGCTAACGCCATATCGTTCCGAAACAACAGTCAGGATTACACGATGGCGATTGTTTCCAACGAAGATTTGGATTTACGCGACCCCGATCAATCTCAGTTGGGCGAACCCTATAACGTCATCATGGTTGGGTTAGACTCGTCAGGCAATCAACAGGTGCAGTTGCACCCTACGCCCGATGATTCGAACACGGTGATCGATTACAGGTATTACTCTTATGTTCCTGATTACGTTAGTGATGACGATAACATCAGCCTTGATCTGAAGTTTCCAAATGTCATTCAGCCAGCACTGTATTTCGGTGTGTCGCGTTTATACAAACAAGAAAAAGGTGACTATGAGGGAGCGAATATTGAGTTCGCTGAATACCGTGGTGTGGTGGATCGCGCCTTACGAGTTAATCAGCAGAGCGATGGCAATAGGCGTTACCGGATGTTGCGCCACGATACTTATCCTGCGTTCAGTTTTCTGCCCGTAGATGGGACCGTAGGTACTAGCTAATGGCGATTCAAGGTGGATCGGTGCAGCTTGGCCCCTGGACAGGTGGCGTGATTTATAATCGGCCAGCCGAAGATGTGGGTCCAGAGGAATTGTCATCGATGGAGAACTGTAGAATCAACCCAGCAGGTGCAGTTGAAAAGCGCAAAGGGTTTGCTAACTATCAGGGTGCAAGTACGGTAGGAGGCACTACTGCAGTTACCGGGGTGCATGAGTTTGAGTATACCTCAAGTGCATCGGTTGTAGTCATCACTGCAGGTGCAGCAATATACAAATACGATTCGGGATGGAGTGCTATCACGGGATCGGTGACTATCACGCCTGGTGACGATAATAATTACAAGTTTGTTACTACGGGTGAAAAAGATACGAACAACAGAATGGTCGCAGTAAATGGCGTGAATCCACCATTGGTGTGGAACGCAGTAGGTAATGTTGCGGTCTTGGATTTAGACTCTCGTTTTACCTACGCCTCTGAAGTGGCTTGGTGGGACAACCGTTTATGGATGGGAAATACAAACGCCCACGATAACCGTATCTGGCGTTCGAACATTCTCGACATCGAAACATGGGGCGCAACGGATTTTTACAATATGAGTGAGGCTATCACTGCTCTTGTGCCTATGCAGAACTCACTATCGATACATACACGCGGAGGGATACATACCCTTACGCCTACGGGAAACTCGACCATTCCGTTCCAGCAACAGCAAACCACACAAGCTGGAACCATTGCCTCACGGGGTTGTCTAACTCTACCCAATGAGCGTCAGATATTTGTGCGTCCCGATGGCATATATATGTGGTCAGGATCGGACCAGATCAACAAAATATCTTATCAGCTGGACGATGGATACTGGACCAGCTTAAACAGCGCACGATTGGAATTTATCCATGCCGTGTATTACGCATCTGTAAACGAAGTTTGGTTTTTTGTGCCGTATGGAACGAGCACCAAGATGAACCATGTCATCATCTATAACGAGCGTTTTGATACGTGGTATGGACCGTATAGTGGTTTTGATCGTGGGAGTAGTGGTATCGTGGATAACAAACCACATGCAGGTGCATTTGATGGCAAACTCTATGACATGGTATCGACCAGTGACAACGACGATGGGACTTCGATCAGTGCCAATTTTATTACGGGATCAGTAGCTCCGCAGGGAGGCGAAACCCGTTTACGCTGGCTGTATTCGAGAACCTTTTTTGACGACGCTGGAGACTATAACGTGTTGGTGACGCAGGAGTCAGGTGGACTCATTGGAACATCGGAAAACCTAAACATGGGTCAGGGTGCGTTCAAATTAGGCAGTTCCAAATTGGATCAGGACAAGATGGGGTCACTAAGAATGTTATCGGGTGATCTCAACATGCAGGGGTATGATTCACAAAGCAGTTTACAATACCAAAACAACAACTCAAATCAATTTTTTAGAATAAGACGAGCGCATATGATCTATCAGCCCATCGGCAAAATGCGTAGGTCTGCACAGTTATGATAATCGGAGTAAAACATGGCAAGAGCAGGTAGTTTTAACGTGCCAGGCAACTGGCTATATAACTCCGGTGCGACTACACGCGGTCCACAGGGTAACATTAATGTAGATCAAAACAAAGCGCGAAAATACTTTCGGGGCTTAACGCCTGATTACAATTTTTCAGATCAAGATTTGGACATATTGATTGCTGGTCAGGATATACCAGGCCCAGCAGGTGACTATTCAGTGCAAGGACCACAACCTCGGGGTAAACTATTTTTTGGTTCAAAGGGAGAAATTGATACTGCTTCTGGTGGCATTGATACATCAGGCAGCCAAGTAGTAGGGGGAGGTCAAGGCCCACAACCTCCAGGTCCAAACGCAACAAATGAACAAATAGAGGCTTGGAAATTATATACTGAATCGCCAGAATATCAGGCTACGCTATCAGGAGCAGGACCAGGGAGTAGTGGGGCATCTCCACCTCCACCTCTACCTCCACCAACAAATATTAATGAAATTGGGGAAACGCCAGTAGGAGCCTTACCTACAGCTGTATCCTCTGTAAAAGATGAAGATGGTGATGGCGTAGATGATAGTATGCTTTATGGTGATACTTATGGGGGTCAACTATCTAACCCACGATACAACTTAGAAAGTGATAGGTTTTACGGGATTGGTGGACAATATATAGACCCTGTAACGGGAATAATTTTAAAAGGGACAGGCGACTATACCTCACCAAACATTAGCGAAGTATTTGATGTAAATAATACCAAATACCAAGACATTTTTAACCCGCTGGAATACGGCATGGTTCCTTCGCAAACCATGCAATATCTGGACCAGATTGGATTAGGTCTGGACTTCATAAGAAATAACGCGCAAGCTCTTTACGCCCAAAACCCAGACTTCCTGCAGAGCTGGTGGCAAAATACATTCCTACCTGCCTACAACCAACGTATGCGAGGTGTAGATCGCACCGTTGAAATGAGTGGTGGAGCGACATTCAATCCTTTTGCTAACATGGGTTTTGCTGGTCAGTTTGCCCCGATGGGATTTGAAAATTTGCAATTCCCTGGCATGGGACAATTTGACGTAAATGATTTTTCTGTAGATCCAGGCGCAGCAGCTGCTATACGTAATACAGTGGCAGGTGGTATCGATCCGTTTACGGCTGCAGATTTTGGTATTGGTGCAGATGATCTGGATGCGTTTTTTGGTCCGATCACAGACCGTATGTCAGGACTATATGATGAGTTTCAACAGGGTGGGTATGGTGGAGTATCCGATCTATTAGGCAATTTAGAAAACAGGTTAGGGGAAATAAAATCATTTGACGCGGGCCAAGACTTTTTAGGAGATCCAACACGCTCCGCACAAAACCTATTAGAGATTTTATACGGAACAGGTGGAGGCACGGGACCAGAGGGATTAGGTATAGCTGGCTTTCGCGCACCGGATTCTATACAACAGTTATCCGATGCCATAGGCACGTTTGGACCCGAGGGTACAGGTATTGGAGGACAAATATCTGCGCTACAAAACGCTTTGGGTAACATCGATCTTAGTGGCCTTTCAGCACCAACGGGATTGGATGATCTGGTTAGCCAGATTACTAATCTGGGCGCACTTACAAGTCCAGCGGTAGCAGGTATTGGGCAACTGCAAAATGCGTTAGGTGCATTCGATCAGCAGGATCGCGCAGCACTGGATATGCTCATGCAGATCATAGGTCCACAAGGTATTGCAAGCCTTAATCCAAATGAACTAAATGCAATGTTGGACCAATTCAAAGGATTGGCATCTGGCATGTTCGAACTGCCTGACTTTGAACAACTACTTGGCCCACAATTAGACAATCTACTCGGACCAGGATCTGAGTTTTACCAAGATGTCATCGATAATATTATTCAAAAGGTTCCAACCGCTGAAGCGATAGGACAATCTATTGAGTTGCCACCTGTAACAGTCGAAGGTGGACTAGGATCAGGATTGGGAACAGGCGAAGACTTTGATGAAGAACCTTCAGTAGATACAGGTGGGTTATCAGACTTTTTGGAAAGTTTAAAAACTGGTATCAAAGGAACTTCTGCGTTAGACATAGATCCTATCACATCGGAATACCTACGCACGCAAGACCCAATCACTCAATCATTTCTCGCTGATTTGTCAGACCAACAAGAACAAGACGAACAAGAAATGATGGAACAG